TGTAAGTATGACTACGTTCCGGTATTTATCGGGCCACAAGGGATAGGGAAAACCACGTTTTTGAGGACAATCGGAAAAGGCTGGCACAGCGACAGTCTGCAGAGTTTTCACGGGAAAGAAGCAGCGGAACTTATACAAGGTATATGGATCAACGAAATCGGAGAAATGACAGGATACAGCAAATCTGGGGACAACGAAATCAAGCAATTTCTTTCCCGCTGTGATGACGTATACCGGCAGCCCTACGGCCGGCACACGGGGAGATACCCCCGAAAGGGCGTATTTTTCGGCACATGTAATGACCATGATTTTCTGAAAGATCCTACCGGAAGCCGTCGATTCTGGCCGATTGACGTAGGCGTCGAACCAGTAACGAAAAGCATATGGCAGGACCTACCAGATGAAGTAGACCAGCTATGGGCAGAAGCCGTGATGCGGTGGAAACAGCATGAACCGATATACTTTGAAGATCCAGCTATAGAAGCAATGGCTAAACAGGAACAAGACAGACACCGCGAAGACAGCGCAAAAGACGGACTGATTCAGGACTTTCTAGACCGGTTAATTCCGATAGAATATGATTCCATGTCGCTGGCAGCCCGGAGGATGTACTGGTCCGGCAACGCCACGGGGATCACTGGCACAAAGCTGCGAGATAAGACTTGCGCGCTGGAGATCTGGTGCGAGTGCCTCGGCGGCGAGCCCCGAAGCATGAAACGGGCGGACGCCCGGGAAATCAATCAAGTGTTATGCCAACTTCCGGAATGGAAGAGAAATGTATCCCGGAGGCGTTATAGCTATTGTGGAACACAGCGAGGCTTTGAAAGGATATTTATTCAGAATAGTAAATAAATATCCTTAATAATCCGTTAATGTGTCGTGAACATTCAATGTGCACAATCAAGGCCGTATTGAGAATAAAACACAGCCTATTTGAGAACTAAAGAGGATTTTAAGAAAAGCCAAAGAGAGTTTTAATCATTAGGGAATACCTAAAACGTGAACATTAAAAAAGTTTGTTCACGCCTAAAGTTCACGGCAGTTAAACGACTATATCTATCTAAACTAACTAACGTGAACAACGTGAACATAGTTATGAAGAGTTTAGAAAAACAAGGAGTATTGAACAAGGTGTACGGCAATTGTACCTTACGCGCCAGAAATAAAAATAAAATGTTGACCCCTGCGCGCGTGCGAATAAAAATTTTATATACATAATATAGGCGAATACAAAAAGTATTTTCATGCAAGGAGGGTAAATCATGCAAGTAGTTAAACACTCGGAAAGAGATGCCGAAAAGTTATTAGTTAGCAAGATTAAAAAACTTGGCGGCAGGGCCTATAAATTTACATCACCCGGCAGCGCCGGGGTACCCGACAGGATTATCATTCTCCCGGGAGGGTACGTAGAATTTGTAGAAATGAAATCTGAAACCGGGATGCTTAGCATTCTTCAGAAGATATGCATATCTCACTTACGGGCATTGGGGTGCCATGTTGAAGTGCTATACGGAGTGAAAGACGTAGACACTTATGTAACTCGCGTAAAGAAAATGATAAAAAACGGAGGCGCAGTATGAATTTTGTGCCACATCAGTACCAGCAGTATTGCATGAATCGAATTGTGCAAGATCCAGCTGTCGGGCTATTTCTTGATATGGGTCTTGGAAAAACGATTATCACGTTGTCCGCGATTAACGAATTAAAGTACGGGCGGTTTCAGGTAAAGAAGGTATTGATTATAGCCCCTAAAAAAGTAGCTGAGGCAACGTGGCAGCGCGAGGCGGCAAAATGGGACAACGTAAGCCATTTGAGGATTTCCACTGTACTCGGCAGCACGGCTAAACGTATCCGGGCATTACATACACCGGCAGACATTTATATCGTTAACCGAGAAAACGTGGTATGGCTTGTAGATTATTACAAAAACGACTGGCCGTTTGACATGGTGGTAGCCGATGAAATGAGTAGCTTCAAAAACCATCGTGCAAAGCGATTTAAGGCCTTGGCAGCCATCAGGAGTCATATTACTCGTTTGGTGGGCTTGACGGGCACTCCTAGCCCAAATGGGTTATCAGATTTATGGAGTCAGGTGTATCTTTTGGATCAAGGTGAACGATTGGGTAAATATTTTACGCATTTCCGGGAACGATACTTTGAGCCCGGGCGGCGGTGCCGCGAAGTGGTGTACTCATACGATCCGAAAGAAGGAGCCGAAAAAGCAATTATGGATGCCATTTCCGATATCTGTGTGTCGATGAAGTCGGAAGATTACCTGGAGTTGCCGGAAATTGTTTATCACGATGTTCCGGTAGCCCTTAGCGCCAAAGCACAAAGAGACTATAACGAGCTGGAGAAAAAAATGGTTTTAGATTTAGGCGACGACCACGTACTTGATGTTACCAGCGCAGCGGCTCTCTCCAACAAACTGCAGCAGCTGGCTAATGGAGCTGTGTACACAGACGACGGCGGGTGGCAGGAAATCCACCGCGATAAGATAGAGGCCTTTATGGAGTTGATAGAACAGCTTAACGGGAAGCATGCGATCGTGTTTTATAACTTCCGGCATGACCTAGATCGGTTAATAGCTGCTTTGCAGAAAACCAATTTACGTGTACGTCAATTACAGACGTCAGCGGACGAGCTGGATTGGAACGCGGGCAAGGTGGATATTTTACTGGCCCATCCCGCTAGTACGGCTTATGGTTTAAATCTTCAGGACGGCGGAAACCATGTTGTTTGGTTTGGATTGAACTGGTCTCTGGAATTATATCAGCAGGCTAATAAGCGATTACATAGGCAAGGTCAAAAAAATAGAGTCATTGTTCATCAGTTGATCTGTGAGGGTACTCGTGATGAGGATTTGGCTAGGGCGTTACTCATGAAAGATGCGGCGCAGCAGTACGTAATGGATAGCTTGAAAGCCAGAGTAGATAAGTATAGGAGGCAACAATGACAGAGATTTTGATTTTCGTAATCGGCGCATGGATTGGTGCTATCGTCGGTGTTGTGACTGTAGCGTTATGTGTAGCAGCGAGCAGGAGGAGAAATGGCGGTTAAAGAGTTTTTGAGGTCGGTCAGAGAACAAGATAGCCTGTTGCGTGCATACGAGCAGGAATTAGAAGATCTAAGGCGCAGAGCGTATAACATCTCAAGTCCGAAACTTGGCGATAAAATACAATCAAACCATTTAGCTACTCTTGATGAGATCGTTGACAAGCTGGACTCACAGATCGAGAAGGTAAATGCCGCATGGGATGAACTGATTGACAAGAGAGATCAGGCTAAAGCATTGATTGATAAGGTAGATGACGAGAGCGGCCGATGCGTACTGTATCGGTATTACATATTGATTCAGACGTGGGAACAGATAGCCGTGGACATGAATTATACAATCCGAAGGATTTATCAGCTGCACGGTCAAGCTTTGAAAAATTTAGAGGAGGATTTCACTAAATTTCATTATATTTCACTATAAGACGTGTTATTATGGTAAAGGGAAATTTAAGGATGAACCTCCTTTCCGCAAAAAGCGCATGTCACTCCCCGGCATGTGCTTTTTGTTTACCTTTTTAATATTTCAATCGGTGAACAATGGGGGTATGTTCCAGAATTTCACAGGCCAGGACCGCAATTCGGCGGGTCCTTTTTAATTTTTCTCAGCAGATGTATTTTAATAGACAGGTGTGTATCAAATGACAAACACGGCACGGAACAGGGCGATTAAAAAACTAAATAACTACATCTGGACACTGCAGCATAGGTGCGACACGATCAACAAAGTTAATGAAAATCTCATTATGCAATATTGCCGGTTTACTGTTTTAGCCGAAGAAATATCTCAGGAATTAACTGCTAACTTAGACAAAATGGATGCGGCTAATGTTGAGGCGCATCTGCGGCGGTATGAACAGTTTAACAAAACGGCACTGGGGATTTATAAGGCGCTGAAGTTCGACAAAATAAAGGATGAAGAGGCTGACAACGGAAATCCCTTCACACGAATGCTGGCCGAATCGCAAAAAGATGGCGATTTTTAAACGCTGCAATACGTGTCATCAGCTCTACGGCGGGTACAGATGCCCTGTGTGTACCCGCAAATTTGCTAAAAAATATCAGACGGAAAACACAGCAAAAAAAGTATATGCATCCCGTTTGTGGCAGAAATGTCGCAAAAACGTGCGTATAAAATACATGGATTATGATATTTGGCTGCTGGGAATTGGCGTTTTACAGCGGTTAGATAATCCGATCATTCATCACATCAAAGAGCGGGATGAGAGACCGGATTTGCTGTTTGCTTTAGACAATCTGATTACCGTTTCCGAAAAAAGTCATGGAGAAATACACGCATTGTATAGAGCTGGCGGGGTGAAAAAAGAATATGCGCTACAAAGGATAGTAAGCGGTATAACAGAATTTGAAAAGAGGTTTGGCGATGGTTGAAGATGAAATTAAGCTGCTGAAAGTACCGGCAGAACTTAACGAATTTATTGGAGACTATTACAAAGCTCTGGTAAAACGGGCAGATAATGAACTGGTAGGAGAGTCGGAATATCGGTGTTTTAAGCGGTTTCTGGATCTGTACAATTCGGGAAAATACAAATTCGCATTTAACGCAATGCGCAGGATGTTCCAGTTTATAAATTTACTGATTTATGTAGACGAAGACGGTAAAGCTAAACGCTTGAGTCTGTACCCGGTTCAAAAGTTTATTATGTGCGGGATCTTCGGGCTGAGATATCCTGATGGCCGGTACTTGGTTAATACAGCGAAACTGTATATGGCGCGCCGTAACGGGAAAAGCTTTCTATTGTCTGCAGTACTACATTATCTAATGGGAATGAGCAAATTCCGGAATGAATTGATTGTTCTTGCATCGTGCAAAGGGCAGAATGCGACTATTTGCTTTAAAGAATTTTGTAAATTTATTGATAATGATCGCCGCTTGAAAGAGGTTTTCGATAATGTAAACAAAACCGCGTGCTGGGCAAAGCACAAAAACACCGGGAACTATTTAGAAATGTTCCGGACAGGTGGGAGTGCGAAGAACTCATTGGATGGGTACACGAACAAAGTAGCTGTTATCGACGAAGAAATGCTCTGTGATGAAATCATCACTAAAACAATTCAAGATGGGCAGGCGCATTTTAAAGACGCATTACTTGTTGCGATGTCCACAGCACAGTTTGAAATCGGCGGAGACAATCATAAAAGTTGGTTGACTTTGAGAAAGATGTTGTACGAAGATCTTTTACCGGATAATGTTTTCTTGTTTTTAGCAGAGCCCGACGCGGCGGACATTCGGGGCAAAGACTATGCGAATATCAAGTTGTGGGGCAAAGCGAATCCGGTACTGTTGTTTGAACAAGACGGATTTACCGTTAAAGACCATATCCGGAAAAAGTATC